TTGATTCTATTTTAGTATCTAAGATTCGTATTCCTTGAATTTCAGCTCTATTTTCATAAAATTCACTTACAACAACATCGTCAATACCTATTTGCACAAGACTTGGATTTCCAGTATCTTCTCTATCAATAGTTTCAACAAATGTTTTTGTTATTGTACCTTCTTCAATTCTATCTTGGAACACTCCTGCAAAATAAGAATTAACATAATCAACAATTGATTTAGTATTCGGTATGTTATCCGGATCAATAACACCGTCTGAATTAGAACCGCCTGTTAAATCAATTGTCCCTGTTGCAATGTCAGTATATGTAAAAACATTATTTTCATAATCGGTAGTACCTGTAACAGTGATTACACCAGTACCGTTGCTTATTAAATATAAATCACTGCCGCCTGTATTGATATGATTTGTTTGTAATCCTTTAAGTGTTCCACTACCTCCGTCGGCAATGTAAAGCCTAAATGCGCCATCAGTTCCTCCTGGAACTACGTTTGCAATATTTTCATCAAATACAAGAAATGTATCTGCATTTGTTCCTCTATCTATTCTAATACCTGCGGAATCAAGTGTAATACCTGCACCAGTCTCTCCGCTGTTTACAATAATTATATTGTCTTTTACGGTCATATTTTCAGACTGTACGGTAGTTGCATTACCTTGTACGATAAGGTCGCCTGTTACTCTTACAACACCATTTTCGTTACCAGTGTTTAATACAATAACACCACCTTCTTGTGTTTCTATAGTATAGTCACCGTATGGAATTCTTAAATATTTTGACATGCGTATTTCCTAATAATGGGAGGGCTTTCACCCTCCCTAGTTTATTAAAGTGCTGTTAGGATTACTACAGACTCAGTCGAGTCGTCTTGTATTTCCCATTTGTATTGATTGTTGTTATAATCAGTTGCTTTATGAAGTGAAATTTTCTTTAGCGGAATTCTGTTACCAGTTCCGTCTGATCCAAACAATACCATTTCGCCTTCTAGCAAATCAGCAGTTGCTTTGTTTGTTAGACGACAATCTAAAGTATCTGTACCATCAGTTACTTTAAATTTATTTGAACCTTTTTGTGCAACAATGTATCCTGTATCTACTGGACCTGTTGCAGTCTTTACATTACATTCTACACGAAAGTTATTTTCTGTTTCTGATCCTACATTACGCTGATCAGGTGTTTCCGGATCTCCGAAAAATCTTTTTCCTAGTGGTCTTCCCATTTGTTTTCTCCTATAAAAAGTAGTCCTATGCGGGTTCTAGCCGCTACGCTGTGGGTACAGCATAAGTCCGCCTTGCGGCACACTATTTGACATATGTATTTATCATAAACAAAAAAAGCCCGACACAATTAAGTATCGAGCGTTATATTAAGGTCATAAAAAAAGGCCCCGTAGGGCCTTTTTTCTTTATTATAAAAATAATATTAGCTAAAGCTTACATTACCATTAGTAATTGCAACGTTAGCTAAGTAATCAGCTGCGTTACCAAGCGATGATGCTGTATTGTTCAACTCAACATATCCGTAACGTGTCATAAATGACACTGTTGGTTCGAATGATGTTGGATCAAGCACAACGCCTGAGCTCATTAGTGGGATATATGGGCAATAGAATGCTGCTGCATCTGATTCACTTGAACCTTTGTAGCCAACTAGTACCGCAGTACCGTCACCTGCATATGTGTCTACATAGACACGCATTGCGTTATTTAATGTACCAACCATTTTAGTGTTAGTTGGTGCTTCAAATGTACCCTCTGTTGTACGTGCAAATGCGCTTGTAGTAGCACTTTGTAGAATTGTTAGCGCAAATGGGCTAACGACTGCAAAGTTACCTGCGCCTCTGCGTGTACGCTGAGCGATTAGGTTTGATGCACGGTTGATTTGTACTGCAAGTGCTGCATGCTCGTCACCAACAAATGTTGCTGTACCAGACACGCCTGCTTGATCGTATGTTTCAACTGCTGCACCACTTAGTGTGCGTAAAGAAGCTAATACTTCTTGATCGATTTCAGCAGTAATCTCTTGTGCTAGAGCAGCCATAATTTCTGCTTCAACATCAATACCATGTTGGGACTGAGCATCTTGAGCTGATTCAAACGTCCAACGAGCACTCAACTTACGAGTTTTCGCTTCAACAGTTTGCTTCAAGATCTGAATACTTAGTTGATTACCAGCTGCACCTTCAAGAGCTGCTGTAGAGTTAGCTGCACCAGGATTTGCTTCATCACCTGAATATGATGTTGCAATTTTGAATGGGCTTAGAGCCTCTTCACCTGCTGTTGCACCGTTGGCGCCCGCATTCACAGTGTCGCTATAACGAACACGTAGAGTGTGGATTTGACCAACTGGACCAGTCATAGGCTGAACACCTACGATTTCATTAGCAATGACTGTTGGCATTACACGTCTGATCACTGGTAGGATCACACGATTTAGAGTTGCTACGTTACCGGCAGAAGTAGCGCCTGCAGTGGCTGTTTCTGACAAATACTTGCGTGTATTTTCCAAAGTTGCGGCCATTACAGATTTCTTGTTGCCATTTAGGCCTTCAAGAAGTGCTGTCTTCGTATCCTGCCAGCGACTTTCTAGTAGTTCTGACATTTCAATCTCCTTAATTCAATCCAGCAAGACGACGAATGTCTAATACATTACTATCATCTTCTGTACTACTGTTTGTTTGCGAAACCATTTCGCGGTTGCCTGTTACTTCTGTGCCTTCTGTAATTACTGCCTTACGCTTTGCTGGAGTATTTCCGTCAATAACTGATGGTAAGTACTTGTCAAAAGACTTTTGAAGTCTTTCAGTTTGTACTGATTCCAGTAAGTCTGTCATAATTTCTTTTTGATCCTTTGATAAAGGAGCAATCAAGTCATTAATTGTCTTCTCACGTTTTGCTGATTCAATTAAGCGTGATTTCTCTTTGTTAACTGATTCTGCGAGAGTTTTTGCTTTTGTAGCAAATGCCTTAGCTTCTGACAGTTGTTGATCTTTAACATCAATAACTTTTAGAAGTTTAGTTGTTTCTGATTTTTCATTTAAGTGAGAAACCATATATTCATTTGCAAATGCTTCAAAAATCTTACGACCAAAGTCGTTGCTACGTGCTGCATCGATATCTTCTTTCAGTGCTGAAATCTCTTTTTTGAGACCTTTTGCAACTGTTTCTGATACTGCTGTAGCACTTCTTTCGATAAAGTCTTTTTTGACTTTAGCAAAGTGTGTCTTAGCTTCACGTACTAAACGTACTTTTGTTTCAGCTAAGTCTTTTTTATCCTCATGGAACTCTGCTATCTCTGTAGATAGAGCTTCTACAACAAACTCTTCTAGCTTGGCATATGATTCTGCCATTGCTTTCTTGTCTGCTCGTAGTTCTTGAATTTCTTTTTGTAACTGTTCAGCTACAAAACCTTTTAGTAGATTTGCATTTTCACGTTGTGCAACTGCAAACTTAGCTTTTGCTTCAGCTAGCTGCGCACGGTCTTGTGTGAATTCTGCAATTTCTTCTGTTAGGCGCTCAGAAAGCATGGCATCAATGGCTTCAACCATTGTTGCTTTATCATGCTCGTATTTACTAGCAAATTCTTCACGTAACTCAGCAGTTGCCTGCATTTTGTTTTCGTGAATCTTGCCTTCCCAAGCTTCTTCAATCTGTGCTCTGATCTCATCCGATACATCATCGTTTTCAAAGAGTGTTTTCAGTGCATCTATCATTACTTTCTCCTGTTCACTGGAGTTTGTTGATTATACTAATCAACGATTCCTTAAGATACTTTTGTGCCTTAGTGTCATGTTTTGTTGCCTGTGCTAATTCGTATGCCTTCATTCCCCCACGTGCATTCATTAAATGTTCATAAATTGGTGTAGGATATGCACCGGGGGCGCTGGGCTGAGCCACAACGTCCACAGTGATAATTTCAAAATCAGATACAGTGTTACTGCCGTCTTCTGATACGTTACCACTACCTCTCGATGAAACACCTAGTTTCACACCGCTTTCAAGCATAGTGCGAACTAGGTTTCCCATTGGAGTTGGTAGTAGCTTTAGTTTTCCGTAACCGTTATCGCCATCCATCCAACATTCAGTTATCATATGGCTAACACGGTCAATGTTAATATTAAGACCTTCTGGATGATCAACTTCACCGAGAACACTATATCCTCCAGTTATCTGATCGTTGAGAGTTTTGACAGCCCTGCCTATTTCATTTACAGGATACACTCGCTGATTAGCGTTGCGAACACCACCTTGGATCATAATACCTTTTAAATAAAGGTCTTTTCCTTCGTTGGCATTCTCAAGCACTACGTTAGCTTGGTCGAATGTCAAATGCTCTTGTAAGTTTCTCATCTAGATTTCCTTACGGTTATTTGCCTACAACAGATTTTTTGTTGTCAGCAGTCTCAGGCTTGCCCTTTTTCTCAGCGCCGTGGCCTGGTTGCGGCTTCATTGATTTTGAAGCCTTACCGCCTGGAACGTTTACATTCCCTGCGTTATCTTCTTTTTCAGCTGGGTTAGCTAGTCCACCGGATGTACCGCTTTCGTCAGCTGTTTCACCTTGTACAAGATTTCCTGCTGTGCCACCCATATCATTTTTACCTGCTACTGCTGACTTAGTGTTTGCACCGTTGTCACCCATTGTAGCTGATACTTTTTCTACGTATTCACGCATTTGTTCGCCTGCAGATTTTGGTTCACTT